ATGACCGTAGCCCGACGGGGAACTCCTTCTGCGCGAGTGTGCGGGAATAATCAAAAACGATGCACACCGGGTTTTTACCGCGTTTATGGTTCGCGGGTTTGTCCCTCATGCTCGCCAGTCCTGTGCGGGGGTGGAAGAAACAGGACACTTACACTGATTCTTGTGGGTACGATGCTATTCCTTTCTGGATTATCCCGATGTCATTCATGCAGGGCGCTGTATCAGACGTTCGTCATGGCTGTCAGGCTGACGGGTCCTCCCGGTGGGGTGGCCTGCCACGGGGCGGGAGCGGCGCAGAATTTCACTATTTATGAAAATTTTTCGGAAACCATGTCCGGTTTCTCTGAAGGTTAACCATTTGAAAAATATAGAAATGTGCCTTCTGCGAACCGGACATGCGCAAAAATTGAACACTCAAACCGGACATATATGCCGCGTTTCATAAAGTTGTTCGCAAGATGCATGTTTAAAACGCATGAGGGGAGATTTTTTGGCGAGGTGAACAGTGGCTACTCAGACTGAAGTTGCCAGGCATTTGAGTCTGACCGATCGCCAGCTTCGCAGATTACAGAAACTGCCGGGTGCCCCGGTTTCGAACAAGCGAGGACAACTGGATCTGGATGCCTGGCGTGATTTTTACATATCGTATCTGAGAAGAAGTAAAAACGATGTGCCTGATGGTGATCCGGAAGAGGATTATGAAGAGAAACTACTCATTGCGAGATGGGAACTGACCGCAGAACAGGCTGTCGCACAGCAGTTAAAAAATCAGGTGTCAAAAGGAAATCTTATTGATAGCGGATTTTGTATTTTTGCCCTTAGTAAGCTGGCGATGGCTTTATCCAGTACGCTTGACTCCATTCCTTTGTCCATGCAACGACAGTTCCCGGATTTAACGCCGCGTCATATTGATCATCTGAAAATCCTTATTGCTAAGGGAGCGAATCAGTGCGCGCGTGCGGGGGATAAATTACCGGATTTACTCGATGAATATATCAGAACAACAACTGAGTAATATGATGGTGGCAGTCACTATCGCACTGCAGCCACTGGTCAGGGTATTGCCGGTGACGGCTGTAGAATGGGCCGATCAAAATTATTACCTGCCTAAAGAATCGTCATACGGTGAGGGGGAATGGAAAACGCTGCCGTTTCAGGTCGCCATCATGAACTGCATGGGCAATGACGAGATTCGTACAGTTAACCTGATTAAATCTGCCCGTGTTGGTTATACAAAGATGTTGCTGGGGGTGGTCGGGTATTTTATTGAGCATAAATCCCGCAACAGCCTGCTTTTTCAGCCCACTGACTCGGCTGCTGAAGATTTTATGAAGTCTCACGTGGAGTCGACGATCCGGGACGTACCCTGTCTGAAAGCCCTTTCTCCATGGCTGGGACGTAAACATCGTGACAATACCCTCACACTGAAACGCTTTTCCTCCGGCGTGGGATTCTGGTGTCTGGGCGGTGCAGCTGCCAAAAACTACCGTGAAAAATCTGTGGATGTGGTCTGCTATGACGAACTCTCCTCGTTTGAACCGGATGTGGAAAAAGAAGGTTCGCCGACGCTGCTTGGCGATAAACGTATCGAAGGTTCGGTATGGCCTAAATCCATACGCGGCTCAACGCCAAAAATTAAAGGCTCCTGTCAGATTGAAAAAGCTGCGAATGAATCTGCGCATTTCATGCGGTTTTATGTCCCTTGCCCTCATTGCGGGGAGGAGCAGTATCTGAAGTTTGGCGATGATGCGACGTCGTTTGGCCTGAAATGGGAGAAGGGTAAACCGGAAACGGTGTATTACCTGTGTGAACATAATGGCTGCGTGATCCGTCAGTCTGAACTTGATCAGACCGGGGGGCGCTGGATTTGTGACAATACCGGGATGTGGACGCGTGACGGCCTGACATTTTACAGCGTCGGTGATGAGGAGATACCCCCGCCACGTTCTGTCACTTTCCACATCTGGACGGCGTACAGCCCGTTCACTACCTGGGCGCAGATTGTTTATGACTGGCTGGATGCACTGAAGGATCCTAACGGCGTCAAGACGTTTGTAAACACCACACTGGGGGAGACCTGGGAAGAGGCCGTGGGCGAAAAACTCGATCACCAGGTGCTGATGGATAAGGTTGTGCATTACCCGGCGGCGGTGCCTGTCCGGGTGGTTTACCTGACTGCTGGTATTGACTCGCAGCGAAACCGTTTTGAGATGTATGTCTGGGGATGGGCTCCGGGAGAGGAAGCCTTTCTGGTGGATAAAATCATCATTATGGGACGACCTGATGAGGAAGAGACGCTGTTACGTGTGGATGCGGCGATCAACAAAAAATACCGCCATGCAGACGGAACTGAAATGACCATTTCCCGTATCTGCTGGGACATCGGGGGGATCGATGGCGAAATCGTTTATCAGAGATCGAAAAAACACGGTGTTTTTCGGGTGCTGCCGGTGAAAGGCGCATCTGTCTATGGCAAGCCAGTTATCACCATGCCGAAAACCCGTAATCAGCGGGGTGTGTATCTGTGTGAGGTGGGGACGGATACCGCAAAAGAAATTCTCTATGCCCGAATGAAGGCCGATCCCACCCCTGTGAATGAGGCCACATCGTATGCCATCCGCTTTCCTGATAATCCGGAGATTTTTTCGCAGACAGAGGCACAACAACTGGTGGCGGAGGAACTGGTGGAAAAGTGGGAAAAAGGAAAGATGCGTCTGTTGTGGGATAACAAAAAGCGGCGTAACGAAGCGCTGGACTGCCTGGTGTATGCCTATGCGGCATTACGTGTGTCCGTGCAACGCTGGCAACTTGATCTGGCTGTGCTGGCGGCATCCCGCAAGGATGCAACTGCACAACCGACCCTTGAAGAACTGGCAGCGAAGCTGTCCGGAGGAGTGAATGGTTACAGTCGCTGAACTGCAGGCGCTGCGTCAGGCGCGCCTTGATTTATTAACCGGTAAACGGGTTGTGTCGGTACAGAAAGACGGTCGCAGGATCGAATATACGGCAGCGTCCCTGAATGAGCTTAACCGTGCGATCAACGATGCGGAGTCGGTTCTGGGTACGACCCGACGCCGCCGACCGCTGGGAGTGAGGTTATGAAACGAACGCCTGTCCTGATTGATGTGAACGGCGTTCCGCTTCGTGAGAGTCTCAGCTACAACGGAGGCGGCGCAGGATTTGGCGGGCAAATGGCAGAGTGGTTACCACCGGCGCAGAGTGCCGATGCGGCCCTGTTGCCTGCATTGCGTCTGGGGAATGCCCGGGCAGATGATCTGGTGCGCAATAACGGTATCGCGGCTAATGCGGTGGCCCTGCATAAGGATCATATTGTCGGGCACATGTTTCTTATCAGCTACCGTCCGAACTGGCGCTGGCTGGGGATGCGGGAGACCGCGGCAAAAAGCTTTGTCGAGGAGGTGGAAGCAGCCTGGTCGGAATACGCGGAAGGGATGTTTGGCGAGATCGACGTGGAAGGGAAACGCACGTTTACGGAATTTATCCGTGAAGGTGTTGGTGTTCATGCGTTTAATGGCGAAATCTTTGTGCAGCCGGTCTGGGATACGGAGACCACGCAGTTATTCCGTACGCGATTTAAAGCCGTGAGTCCGAAGCGGGTGGACACGCCAGGACACGGTATAGGGAACCGCTTTCTGCGGGCCGGGGTGGAGGTTGATCGACATAGTCGGGCCGTAGCATACCACATCAGCGAGGATGATTTTCCGTTCTCTGGTAGTGGGCGCTGGGAGCGGATCCCACGAGAACTTCCCACCGGGCGTCCGGCCATGCTGCATATTTTCGAGCCGGTGGAGGACGGGCAGACCCGTGGGGCCAATCAGTTTTACAGCGTCATGGAGCGGATGAAGATGCTGGATTCCCTGCAGGCCACGCAGCTTCAGTCGGCCATTGTGAAGGCGATTTATGTCTATCATCTCACCGTAGTTGCCCGCATCGTTCGCCAACTCCACTGAAACCCTTGCTGCGTCTGGAATGTCGTTTTCCATGCTTTTGATGACCGTTCATCACCCTTCCAGTTTTTCGCGGTTTTGTGTATTGCAATGTGTATTGCAAATTGGCGATCGGGATGGGTGTGTATTGCAAATCTCTTGAGGGCTTTTAATGGCTATTGAAAACAAACTCAGTGACAAACTGTTAAAGAGTCTTGTCGGAAAACGGCAGGACAAACAAAAAACAATAGCGGATGGGCGCGGGTTGTCTGTGCGTGTAAGCATGGTTGGGGGGATCAGCTTTGTTTTTTACTATCGTCTTGGTGGCAGGGAATCCCCTCCGGTATGGCTTACACTTGGTCGCTATCCTGACATGTCTCTTGCAACGGCCAGGCGCATGCGTGATCAGTGCCGTGAATGGCTGGCTGAAAATCTGGACCCCCGCAGGCAAATAAAACTTGCTGCCGAAAAAACTATGCAACCAGTGACCGTAAGGGATGCGCTGTTTTACTGGTACGACAATCACGCCACAACAGCCAGAAAAGAGCATGAATATTTAATAAAACGATTTGAAAAGCATATCTTCCCCTATATCGGTGATATGGCTATAGAACAGTGCAAATTACACACATGGCTTACCGTCTTTGACAGGATCAAAAAAAATGCGCCTGTTATGTCTGGTGCAATTTTTCTTGATATCAAACAGGCGTTGCGTTTTTGTCGCGTCAGGCAATACATCGCGTGCGATCCCTTTGGAGATATTAACGTAAGTTATGTCGGGCGCTCATCCGGTATAAGGGATCGCGTTCTTAATATCAATGAAACCGCTGATGTATGGTCTTATGCTTACGGTAATAATTTGCTAACTCTGTCATCAATATATAACCGAAGAATAATGGTTATCTGCCTGGTGTTTGGTTGCCGACAGCAGGAGGCGAGGCTATCCACCTGGGACGAATGGGATTTAAAAAACTGGGTATGGACAGTCCCAAAAGAGCACAGCAAAAACAAGGAGGCTATAGTAAGGCCTGTTCCTGACGGAATAAAACAATGGATCGTTAATCTTTACGCAGAAACAAAAAATCGCGGTTATGTTGTCGGTTGTGCTTTGCAAAGGGCGACAATAACAGGGGCTGCAAACAGAATATGCAGGCGTCTTGGTCATGATACTAATGGCTTGTGGTGCATACATGATTTCAGGCGCACATTTTCCACTACGCTTAATGATATGGGGGCGGATCCTTATATTGTCGAACTTCTTTTAGGTCATAAAGTGAAAGGGGTTGCTGGTGTTTACAATAAAAGCAGGCATATAAAGAAAAAACTTGAGGTGCTTAATATGTGGGTTAATTACCTTAATACGATAGCAGGATTTAACAACAACGTTATCGAGCTTAATAAAGAGGTGGTGTGATATGGCAATTTATTCTCTTGTTGATGAAAACGATTTGCGCACAATGAAGGACATTGATCGGTTCATTCGTGAAAAAGAGTGCATAGCACTTACCACGCTGGCAAACTCAACACGCTGGAAAATGGAGCAGGCAGGTAAATTCCCGCGACGTATCAAGATCGGTGAACGTGCTGCAGGGTATCGACTTTCAGAGGTTCAGGCATGGATCCGTGGTGAGTGGCATCCTGGATGGAAACCTGGAAAAACAAAACAGCAATAACCAGTAAATAATGCCCCTCATCACGAGGGGTTTTTTGTCTATAAGGTAAAAACGCGATGAATAAAAATATTGCCGTGACGGGCAAGGGGTACGCTCGTCCAGTGAAAAAATTCTGCGATATTCGTGATCTCGTCGTTCTGCGCTTTGATAGTGTGAACGTTCGTGTGGTGTATCTGAACGGCGATCCGTGGTTTGTTGCAAAAGATGTTTGTGCTGCGCTGGAACTAACCAATTCGCGTACGGCGTTGCAGATGCTTGATGATGATGAAAAGGGAGTAAATTTAACTTACACCCCAGGAGGAAATCAGAATATGAGAATTATCTCTGAGTCAGGTTTCTACAAACTAATAGCCCGCAGCCGCAAAGCAACGACGCCTGGCACATTTGCTCATCGTTTCAGTAACTGGGTATTCAGAAATGTGATACCAGGTATCAGAAAAACGGGGACTTATGGTATCCCGTGGGGTGCATTACAGGATTTTTCCCGCCGTAAAGAGCAATATCAAATAAGTGCCAGCGAGAAGGGGAGGGAGCTACAGGCATGTAAGCGCAAAAAGCGTGAGCTGGAGGAAGAAGAAAAAACGCTGATACGTGAATATCAGCCTGAGTTTTACTTTGGTAACCGCATTCAGTGACAAAACAAAGGCGACCGCAAAAGGGTCGCCAGTGGGAACAAGGGAAAACAAAAGCATCACCAACAATGCCACATTTGCGGCTGGTGGGCAATGTGATCAGTCAGATTTGGTTCGTTCCAAGGTTTGCAACGAGAGCTTTTTCCTGTGCTCTTTAAGGAATTTCCCAAGAGCAAACGAACAAGGTGCGAATCTTTCTGATTCATGTTCATGCGCTATATTTTTGCGTCGTCTCTTACGAGTTGGTGATGGTGTTTTGGTTGATTCTGTGTCGCTCATGGTGCTGTCCTGTAAAGCAATGCGCCTGCGTTCCTCAAACTATGGCGCTGATATTGGCTATTCATGCTCTTTGACCTTGCGTCGCTGGAGTTCTTCACGCGCGACGGTGACGAGTTGCCCGATCTCCTCGGCTGCTTTGATGCCGATTTGTTCGACCTTAGCCAGGGCATCCAGTGACGACACAAGGGGATTTTCTCCGCTGCCTTCTGCTTGGCGGCGGGCTATTTCTCCGCGCATGGCGGTTACGATAAATCCGGCATTGCTTTCACCGTCCAGCTTAACGGATTCCATCCCTTGCATAACATCTAGTGGGACTCTGACAGTTGTCAGTTGTGATTTTGCGTTTTTGTTAGCCGTTGCCATTTCTGAAACTCCTAATCATCGGTGTGTTTCAGTATACACAAAAAAAGAAATACAAAAAGCCTTGACGTGTGTTTCATGCGCTCATAACATGAAACACACCGAAAGGATTGTTGAAATACAAAGAGCAACGCCCCGCAGTGCTGGGAACACATACGGGGCGTCTAACCAACAACGTAAACTAGGAGCCGTTATGGTTGCTGTAAATCATATACCACACCTTGTACACACACAAACGGCCTTTGTGTGGCGTTTTCTGGCACTGAGTGCCGGAGAATCTCAAATCATCCACGTAACCGCCTGGACGGAACGCGAAGCGCGTAGCCGTTGCCCGTCCGGTTGTGTTGCTGTATTCGCTGCAAAAATCCGCCAGGGAGTGAGTCATGCTTAAAACCTTCCGTGTATTTGCCCGAGCTGTTAACCCAATAGGCCACACAATTGGTATCGCTCAGAATGTGAAGGCTGTTAATGTTCAGACGGCTATTGCTGCGGTGAGAAGCGAATCATCAGAATATGGCTTATCACAAGTCATTATTTCAGCAGTGTATGAATTAAAAGAGGTGCATTAATGCAGGAAATTACATTACACGAAGCCGCTGAACGTGCGCACCAGACAGAAATTATTTGCCGCCTTCTTGAGGTATACCCGAACAAAATTACAGATGCTGATATATCCGCACTGGCGAGCCTACTGGCGCGTCTTTCGGGAAGTGTCGCTAGTTTTTTGATTGAGGAAGAAAGTAAGCTGGTGGGGGATTAAATGAATACAGAACGGGAAGTCTTTTTTAAATTGTTAGCATGTGCAGAAAGTTCATTAACTTTAAATAATTCAGCAAAAGCAATATTAAATATGTGGCTTGATTGCATAAATGACAATGAAGATGCAAATATTGCTTATGGCCTGTTGTCACTTATTGATGAATCAGCAGAAAAACTCAATGACGCAATAAATAGTGCCCTGCTATCAAATAAGTCGAGTTAAGTCGAGGAATAAATAATATGGAAATGAAAAATTCTGGCTTTATTGCCAGCGGCCCCGCTCGACCTGAATTTATGAACGGCGATATTTACCGCGATAAATACGGCGGCACGGTAACGATTAAAGGCGTGGCAGAACGGCGCATCACTTACCGCCGTGAGGGGTATAGCTATGACTGCGTGATGCCTGTTTATCAGTTCCGGCGTGATTTTTCCCTGGTATATGCCGCACCCCGCAGTAAACCCATCAGCAGGGAAAAAGCGTGGGGAAATATCCAGAAAATGAAAACCATGATTAACGGATTCAGAGGTAAAAAATGAAACTGGCACCGAACGTAAAACAGCAGTCACGCGGCATAAAACACAAAGGAACAGAAGTAATTATTTTTGCGGGTAGTGATGCCTGGGCACACGCGAAACAATGGCAGGAACATGATGCGCGTATGGCCGGAGATAATGAGCCTCCTGTGTGGCTTGGGGAGCAGCAGCTATCCGAACTGGATAATCTGCAAATTGTGCCGGAAGGCCGAAAATCAGCACGCATATACAGGGCCGGATATCTTGCGCCTGTAATGATAAAGGCGATTGGTCAGAAGCTGGCGGCAGCAGGCGTACAGGATGCAAATTTTTATCCTGAGGGTATGCACGGCCAGGAGGTGCAGAACTGGCGCGAATATCTGGCCCGTGAACGCCAGAATCTTTCTGATGGTCTGGTCATTGAGCTTCCGGTAAAGCAAAAGGCGCAACTTTCGCAGATGGCGGACAGTGAGCGCGCGCAGTTGCTTGCCGATCGCTTTGATGGCGTTTGCGTACATCCTGAAAGTGAAATCGTTCACGTATGGCGCGGCGGGGTATGGTGTCCGGTCAGCACAATGGAACTTAGCCGCGAAATGGTGGCGATCTATTCAGAGCACAGGGCCACTTTCAGCAAGCGCGTAATCAATAACGCCGTGGAAGCGTTAAAAGTTATTGCCGAACCAATGGGCGAGCCGTCTGGCGATTTGCTGCCGTTCGCCAATGGTGCGCTTGACCTGAAAACGGGGGAATTTTCCCCGCACACGCCGGAGAACTGGATCACCACGCACAACGGCATTGAGTACACGCCACCAGCACCAGGGGAGAACATCCGCGATAACGCGCCAAACTTTCATAAATGGCTTGAGCACGCAGCCGGAAAAGACCCGCGCAAGATGATGCGTATATGTGCCGCGCTGTACATGATTATGGCGAACCGGTACGACTGGCAGATGTTTATTGAGGCCACCGGAGACGGCGGGAGCGGTAAAAGTACATTCACACACATAGCCAGCCTTCTGGCAGGGAAACAGAACACGGTAAGCGCTGAAATGACATCGCTTGATGATGCTGGTGGACGTGCGCAGGTTGTCGGGAGTCGTCTTATCGTCCTGGCTGACCAGCCGAAATATACAGGCGAAGGAACGGGCATCAAGAAAATCACAGGCGGCGACCCCGTGGAAATTAACCCGAAATATGAAAAGCGTTTCACGGCGGTAATCAGGGCGGTGGTGCTGGCGACCAACAACAACCCGATGATATTCACCGAACGGGCCGGAGGTGTGGCACGTCGTCGCGTGATTTTCCGTTTCGACAATATCGTCAGTGAGGCCGAAAAAGACAGGGAGCTACCGGAAAAGATTGCGGCTGAAATCCCCGTTATTATCCGCCGATTGCTGGCGAACTTTACCGACCCTGAGAAGGCACGGGCTTTACTACTGGAACAGCGTGACGGTGATGAAGCACTGGCAATAAAGCAACAGACGGATCCGGTTATTGAGTTTTGCCAGTTCCTGAATTTTCTGGAGGAAGCGCGCGGCCTGATGATGGGTGGCGGTGGTGATTCAGTGAAGTACACGACCAGGAACAGCCTTTACCGCGTCTATCTGGCGTTTATGGCATACGCGGGCAGGAGCAAACCGCTAAACGTGGCTGAGTTCAGCAAGGCCATGAAGCCAGCGGCGAAAGTTTACGGGCATGAATATATTACGCGAAAAGTTAAGGGAGTAACGCAGACCAACGCAATTACAACAGACGATTGCGACGCGTTTTTATAATTTTTTGTAAAAGCCATCTACCCCATCTACCTGAACGAAATAAACGCATATTATTCAACATGATAAGTGGGTATAGGGCTAGGTAGAAGGCTAATAAAAGCTCTCTACCTCTTCTACCTGATTTTATCAGTTTCAGGTAGCAGGGTAGACGGCAGGTAGAGGAGTCAAAAAAGCTATCTACCCGCTGAAAGCGGCGCCATTACTGACATGATGAGCATTCGGGTAGATGGGTAGAGGGGGGGAGGCACAACTAAAAACTTTTTAAACGAGGGGGGGGGGTGAAAATAAATGCGCATACATAAAAATCACTTAACAAACATGCCAGCCGAAAACATGAATCAGGGGCGACAAATGACCAAAATTCGCAGAGACAGAACACAGGCAAAATATAAAGCGTTAGACATGACAGAGCTTTCCTTAAAGGTGGCAATCAAAGCGATAGACCACCACACACGGGCAGGATACGCGAAGGAACATCCCGACCTGATAAGCGCATTTATGACCACAGCAGCGGCAAACTTTGCCACGCTGACAGAACGGGAGATTGCCGAAGCGGAACAGGTGACAACCATCAATGTTAAAACCGGAGAGCAGACAGCATGACAGCACAGATAGCGGCTTACGGGCGGCTGGTGGCTGACCCGCAGTTAAAGACCACCAGCAAAGGGACACAAATGGCGATGGCGAGTATGGCGGTTCCCCTGCCGTGCAGCCAGGCAGATGACGGAACGGCGACGATGTGGTTATCCGTCCTGGCGTTTGGCAGACAGGCCGACGCACTGGCAAAACACCACAAAGGCGAACTGGTGAGCGTGGCGGGTAACATGCAGGTAAGCCAGTGGACAGGCCAGAACGGCGAAACGCGGCGGGGCTGGCAGGTTATCGCAGACAGCGTAATCAGTGCGCGAACGGCGCGACCGGGCGGCAAAAAAGGCCAGCAGGGGCAGGCCACTGACGCACTGAACAGGGCAAAACAACAGTCGGGGAATGATGATCCGTACGGCGATAATATACCGTTTTAAATTCTGCAAACAAAAAGATGCCGGAAAAAAATAGATTTTCCGGCATGCTACATAAATCCCGACCAAAGGAAGTAAATACATTAACACGAATTATCAGCACTGAAGTTGTTACGGCATATTTTATACAACATTGCACTTGGTTGCATGTGTTCGCATAGCAGACATCGGTAATAGAATATATTCACAATTATTTGTAATGAATGTAAAGAGGATGAGTATGGTTGATTTATATTCGCCTACACAGCTTGTGCAGGTGGCTAATGCTGAAGATGTGCAAAAAAAATTAAATGCGTTGTTTACCAGTTTGTTTTTCACTCGCTCGGTAATGTTTGAATCGAGAGACATTATTCTTGATACGATCGACGATCCAAATATCCCGATCGCGGCGTTTTGCTCTCCTATGGTGGGCAGTAAAGTTTCACGAGATGAGGGATACGAATCAAAAACAATTCGTCCAGGTTATATGAAGCCGAAAAGCAGCATTGATCCAAATAAGTTAGCTGTGCGCCCTGCTGGTGTGTCACCTGAGCAATACAATGCTTTTGGGGCGCGTAATATTAAAGTTAAACAGGCGATTGTAAATCAGGCTAAAGCTATTCGTGCACGTATTGAATGGCTTGCTGTTCAGGCAATCACAACGGGGAAAAATATCATTGAGGGCGATGGTATTGAACGTTATGAGCTGGACTGGAATATAAAACCACAAAATATCATCACTCAGTCTGGCGGTACTGAGTGGTCAGGTAAGGATAAAGAAACTTTTGATCCAAATGATGATATTGAGAGCTACGCAGAATTTAGTGAGGGCGTCACTAATATCATCATTATGGGTGGTAATGTATGGAAGAAATACCGTTCATTCAGAGCGATAAAAGAGGCTTTGGATACCCGTCGTGGTTCTAATTCCGAACTGGAAACGGCCCTTAAAGACCTTGGTGATTCGGTGAGTTTTAAAGGGTATATGGGCGATGTTGCGATTGTTGTTTACAGCGGGCGTTATACCGACGAGGACGGAACAGAAAAACATTTCCTTGATCCTGATTTGATGGTGCTTGGCAATACGGCTCTTCAGGGGATTGTCGCCTATGGCGGTATTCAGGATCCGGAGCTAATCCGAATGGGGCTGACTAAAGCCGAACTTGCACCGAAAAACTATATTGTGCCTGGTGATCCGGCTATTGAATATGTGCAGACACATTCAGCACCACAGCCAATACCGGCCCGCATCAATCGTTTTGTTACCGTTCGCATTGGCTAAGGGGGAGCAATGGCTACTCATTACACTGAACTCATGGCTGGCACTGAAGCACTGGTGACTACGCTGGGGATATTTTCAGCTAATAAAGGGGTAATTCCTGCATTTACGCCACTGATGCAGGAAGATGCAACAGGTGCACTGGTGGTATGGGATGGTTCGAGCGTAGGTAAAGCGGTTTATGTTTCCGCTGTACAAATCGACACCGCGAAAAAAATACAGGCTCAGGTCTATAAGACAGGTGTCTTAAATGTTGATGCTCTGAACTGGCCTGAGTCTGTTAAAGAACTGTCAGTAAAGGTTGCAGCGTTTGTTGGCTCAGGTATTTCTGTTCAGCCGCTGGCTCGTGTGTAAAGGGGGATACAATGCAGAATGATTACAATGACCTTAAGCCAATTGCCGAAATGATGTACCCGAATCCAGCTGTAGAGGAATTAAAAGCTATCGCTGACAAAATGTGTTTAAGCGAGCGCCTTGTTGATATGAATCAGGTGATGGAAATTACAACCCTGAGTCGTCGTACACTGCTAAACCTTGAGGCTAGTGGAGAGTTCCCGGAGCGTGTGCAGGTTACGGAAGGGCGTAAGGCCTGGTATTTAAGTGAAGTGATCGACTGGATAAATAATATTCCTCGCGCTTCTGAATATTGCCGCGTACCTGTCCCAAAAAAGCCAGATGCGGCGCTATGCCTCAAGATTGAGCGTGTACGCCGCAATGCACGGGATGGTCGCTATAAGCTGATTGGTTGATGAAATTAGGGCCCGCTCTGGCTGGCGGGTCCTTTCCGGTGATCCGGTAGGCTACGGGGCGGCGACCTCGCGGGTTTTCGCTATTTATGAGCCTTTTTCGGGTGCTGGTGGTGGTTTTGTTGTTCGCTCTATCTCTATGAATAAAAAGGAAAAGATAAAGCCAATACACCAACCTGAAACATTACTTAAGTGGGGATATTGATGAAATCGCACCTGATGAACAAAAAAAACATGGCGCAAAGCTGCCGTGTAAGTGCGACAGCGTTCGACAAGTGGGGAGTGACTCCCGTTGAACGTAAAGGCCGCGAGGCGTTTTATGATGTTGCCAGCGTAATAGACAATCGGGTTAGCAATGCAATTAACCAGATTACAGACGACAAAGGCGAGATTGATGATGATGAACTCCTACGAGTCAGGATCAGATTGCTGACAGCACAGGCAGAGGCGCAGGAGCTTAAAAACGAGCGCGAACGCGGCGACGTTATTGATACAGCGTTTTGTATATACGTGCTTTCAAAATTGGCGAGTCAGATTTCTTCAATCATGGACAGCCTGCCGCTTGCCATGACAAGGAAGTTTCCCGACATGAAGCCGTCTATGCTGGATGGACTGAAAAAAGAAGTTATCAGAGCCTGTAACGCATGCGCAAAACTTGACGAAAACATACCGCTGATGCTGTCCGATTATCTGATGGAAACTGCCGGAAACGTACCGGATAAGTTGCAGCCGAATAAAGATAAGTAACGTAGTACGCTATGACTGAATCCGAAATACTGCGATTAATCCGCCGTGCTTGTGGAATCAGCAAGCAGCATGACGAACAGGCCACGCAGCCGGACAGCGTGACCGCAGATAATTATGTGCGTGTAGTGGCTGAGGTAATGCGCCGTGACGGTATTGAGCTTAACGGCGTGGATATGCGCAACATACGAACAAGAGTCCTTGAGTTGCTGGCATATCGTCGCCGTTCTCAACAACGGAGGGAGAGCGCGAAAAATACTTACCAGTGGAAGAAGCCGGAACGATTGCGGCGGTAACTTGCTGATATTCCCGATAACGCAAAATTGCGCTGGCTGACTTGTTGCATTGCAAAAAGTTAAGCAGGAAGGCACGGCCTGTAAGATGGGATGCAGTAAGTAGTTCAAGGCTACCTTGTGCTGGCACGCACAGTTAAGCCGTCGGTGCTGGATATCCCCCACTGGGGGAAAAGCTGGCTACATCCCTCACATCTGAGGACTGATAACGCGACATTGCGCTGGCTGGCAAAGTGCAAAATTGCACGATGGCCTAACCCATTGATTATTTCGAAAACCTGCAATGCAGGAAATCGGGGAAGTAAGCCTAAGCTATTGATTGTTTCGAAAACCCCCATTGGGGGATGTCGGGAAAGTAAGACTAACCCATTGATTCTTCCACAATCCTCAATTTGAGGAGGCCGGAACGTCTACATAGCTGCATCGCCGTAATGATGATTCAGCCCACCAGCCAAATCAGCACAGCAACGACAGAATAGCCCGACACAGAAAAACCACGAATATGGGGTTTTTGTTATGACATGGTCATGATGACCACTCATACAAAACAGGTAAAGCCCACCAGCCTGATTAAAGGTTAACCGGAAAAAAGCCAGGTATCCAATCTCGATATGGGGATCCCTATATCGACATTAACGCCCACTAAAACTGTGCATATATGCATAGAAAAAGCATCCACCAGCTTTATGACGGATGCCGCTCATCTTATAAATAATCGTGTATTGCAGTGTGTATTGCGACTCCTTTAAACGATAGGTCTGAGCATTCGTAATGTACTGTTTTTAAATTTTATTTTTTCCTGTCTTTTCATAAAGGCGATGTATGCAGCCACAATCGAAAGCGAACTCGATACCGAAAAGGCCTTTGAATATATCGCCGGTGCGCCGCAGGGTCAGCAGGATAATCCGCTTAACAATATGCTGCAGAAGTTCATCCGCTGGTATGACACGAATAACGTGACGCTGGGCGGTGTCAAAATTCCGCACCTTTTCCCGGGTGATGCGCTGAACCTGCAGACAGCGCAGGATTCAGACAATGGATTTTCGGCGCTTGAACAGGCGCTGCTGCGGTATATCGCCGCTGGTCTGGGGGTTTCCTACGAACAGTTGTCCCGTGATTACTCGAAGGTCAGTTACTCAAGTGCCCGCGCCTCCGCCAATGAGTCGTGGCGCTATTTTATGGGGCGACGAAAATTTATCGCGGCCCGGCTGGCCACGCAGATGTTTTCCTGCTGGCTGGAAGAGGCACTTCTCCGGGGGATTATTCGTCCGCCACGGGCGCGTTTTGATTTTTATCAGGCGCGTTCAGCCTGGTCACGGGCAGAGTGGGTTGGTGCCGGAAGGATGGCCATTGACGGGCTCAAGGAGGTCCAGGAATCGGTGATGCGCATTGAGGCCGGACTGAGCACGTATGAGAAAGAGCTGGCGCTGATGGGTGAGGATTATCAGGACATTTTCCGCCAGCAGGTCAGGGAATCCGCAGAGCGGGAAAAAGCCGGACTCTCACGTCCGGTGTGGATAGCGCAGGCGTATCAGCAGCAGATAGCGGAGAGCCGCAGGCCGGAAGAGGAGACAACACCACGTGAGACGTAATCTTTCACACATTATTGCCGCAGCATTCAATGAACCGCTGCTTCTGGAGCCCGCCTATGCGCGGGTTTTCTTTTGCGCGCTCGGGCGCGAGATGGGAGCAGCAAGTCTTTCGGTACCACAGCAGCAGGTACAGCTTGATGCTCCCGGAATGCTGGCTGAAACGGACGAGTACATGGCCGGAGGAAAACGACCGGCCCGTGTTTACCGGGTGGTGAACGGTATTGCTGTACTGCCGGTGACCGGCACGCTGGTGCACCGGCTGGGTGGTATGCGGCCATTTTCCGGAATGACAGGCTATGACGGCATTGTCGCCTGTCTTCAGCAGGCAATGGCGGATAGCCAGGTGCGGGGCGTACTGCTGGACATTGACAGTCCGGGCGGGCAGGCTGCCGGCGCGTTTGACTGCGCTGACATGATTTACCGCCTCCGTCAGCAGAAGCCGGTCTGGGCACTGTGCAATGACACGGCCTGTTCTGCAGCCATGCTGCTGGCGTCGGCCTGCTCCCGACGGCTGGTTACCCAGACATCCCGTATCGGCTCCATTGGCGTGATGATGAGCCATGTCAGCTATGCAGATCATCTGGCGCAGGCCGGTGTGGATATCACGCTGATTTACGCCGGATCGCACAAGGTGGATGGCAATCACTTTGAAGCGTTGCCTGCAGAGGTGCGCCAGGACATGCAGCAGCGGATTGATGCGGCGCGCCGGATGTTTGCCGAAAAAGTGGCGATGTATACCGGTTTAACTGTGGATGCGGTTATGGGGACAGAGGCCGCCGTTTTTGAAGGTCAGACCGGTATTGAGGCCGGGCTGGCGGATGAATTAATCAATGCGTCGGATGCCATCAGCGTGATGGCCACGGCGCTGAACACACACGATACAGGAGGCACTATGCCGCAATTAACTGCAACGGAGGCTGCCGCGCAGGAGAACCAGCGAGTGATGGGGATCCTGACGTGTCAGGAAGCGAAAGGACGTGAACAACTGGCCACGATGCTGGCAGGGCAACAGGGTATGAGCGTTGAGCAGGCCCGGGCGATTCTGGCCGTGGCGGCACCGCAACAATCTGGTGTATCTGCGCAGAGTGAAGCCGATCGCATTATGGCATGTGAAGAGGCGAAAGGACGTGAACAACTGGCGGCAACGCTGGCGGCGATGCCGGAGATGACGGTGGAAAAAGCCCGTCCGATTCTGGCTGCTTCACCGCAGGCGAATGCCGGACCCTCACTTCGTGATCAGATTATGGCCCTGGATGAGGCAAAAGGGGCAGAGGCGCAGGCTGAAAAACTGGCGGCCTGTCCGGGGATGACCGTGGAGAATGCCCGGGCTGTACTGGCGGCAGCCTCAGGCAGGGCAGAACCGGTTTCTGCATCCACAACCGCCATGTTTGAACATTTCATGGCGAACCATTCACCGGCAGCGGTACAGGGTGGCGTGCCACAGACGTCAGCAGACGGTGATGCGGACGTGAAAATGCTCATGGCCATGCCATGAAGTCAGTGCTGACCATCAATATGAGGTTTTTACAATATGGTAACGAAAACCATCACTGAACAGCGTGCGGAAGTACGTATTTTTGCCGGTAATGATCCGGCCCATACCGCCACAGGCAGCAGCGGGATTTCCTCGGCAACACCGGCTCTGACGCCCCTGATGCTGGATGAGGATACCGGGAAACTGGTGGTCTGGGACGGACAGAAGGCAGGCCATGCGGTTGGCATACTGGTACTGCCGCTTGAAGGTACAGAGACGGTGCTGACGTATTACAAGTCGGGGACCTTTGCGACGGAGGCCATCCACTGGCCTGAGAGAGTGGATACACACAAAAAGGCGAATGCCTTTGCCGGCAGCGCCCTGAGTCACGCGGCGCTGCCGTAACACGTTATCAGGTCACTGCGGTGGCCTGACTGATTTCTGAATGAAAGGAACTGATTTATGGGATTGTTTACGACCCGCCAGTTACTCGGTTATACCGAACAAAAAGTTAAATTTCGTGCGCTGTTTCTGGAGCTGTTTTTCCGCCGTACGGTGAATTTCCATACCGAAGAGGTAATGCTGGACAAAATTACCGGAAAAACGCCGGTGGCGGCCTATGTCTCCCCGGTTGTTGAAGGAAAGGTGTTGCGTCACCGTGGCGGTGAAACTCGTGTACTGCGCCCGGGCTACGTTAAGCCGAAACACGAATTTAATTACCAGCAGGCGGTGGAGCGTCTTCCCGGTGAAGATCCGGCCCAGCTGAACGACCCGGCTTACCGTCGCCTGCGTATCATCACCGATAACCTCAAACAGGAAGAGCACGCCATTGTCCAGGTGGAAGAGATGCAGGCGGTGAATGCCGTGCTGTATGGCAAATACACCATGGAAGGAGAGCAGTTTGAAACTGTTGAGGTCGATTTTGGCCGGTCGGTGGAAAATAACATTACGCAGGCAGGAGGGACGGAGTGGAGCGCTCAGGACCGCGATACCTTTGATCCGACGCATGATCTGGATGCGTACTGTGATTTTGCTTCCGGCACCATCAATATTGCCATTATGGATGGTAAGGTCTGGCGTCTGCTGAATGGCTTTAAGCTGTTCCGCGAAAAACTGGATACCCGTCGTGGCTCAAATTCACAGCTGGAAACGGCAGTGAAAGACCTGGGGGCGGTGGTGTCCTTCAAAGGGTATTATGGTGATCTGGCAATCGTGGTGGCAAAAACGTCCTATGTGGCAGAGGACGGTACCGAAAAACGTTATCTGCCGGACGGCACACTGGTACTGGGAAATACGGCCGCAGAGGGTATTCGTTGCTACGGTGCCATTCAGGATGCGCAGGCATTGTCTGAAGGCGTGGTGGCGTCTTCCCGTTATCCGAAACACTGGCTGACCGTGGGTGATCCGGCGCGTGAATTCACCATGACGCAGTCCGCGCCGCTGATGGTGCTGCCGGATCCGGATGAGTTTGTGGTGGTGCAGGTGAAATAATCCGTGAGCGGGAGCTAAATGCTCCCGTTTTTCATTCAATCAGGAGCGGGTATGGCTACGAAAGAAGAAAACCTGAAACGTCTGAGAGAACTGGCAGCATCGCTGGGACGTGAGCCGGATATCTCGGGAAGCGCAGCAGATATTGCGCAGCGTGTGGCTGAGCTGGAGGAGGAACTTGCCAATATGGATGACACTGACATCCGGGATAAGTCTGCCCACCCGGAAAATGCGCTGACCGGACATGAAAATGAGGTGATATCAGCGCAGCCGGAGACCGTGATTCAGAATATGGATGATCTGGTTACAGTCGTGGCACTGGTGACGCTGCATACCGATGCACTTCATGCCACGCGGGATGAACCTCTGGCATTTGTGCCGCCGGGAATGGCGTTCCGTGTCTCTGCCGGTGTGGCAGCCGGAATGACAGAACGTGGCCTGGCCAGAATGCAATAACGGGAGGCTGCGTGGCTGATTTCGATAATCTGTTTGATGTTGCACTTGATCTCGCAGACAAGGCCATTATTCGCAATATGGGGATTAGAGCGGTCATTACGTCAGGCCGGCTAAAAGGGATCATGATTTCCGGGGTTTTTGATGATCCTGAAAATATTTCTCTGGTGGCCGGCGGTGTGCGTATTGAAGACTCTTTACCATCCCTGTTTGTGAAAACAGCAGATATTTTACGGCTGTGTCGCAATGATTCGCTGATGATTGGTCGTGAGTCTTTCTGTGTGGATCGTATCACCCCTGATGATGGCGGATGTAGTTATATCCGGTTGCGGCGTGAGGGGCTGCCGGGAAACGTAAGGGCAGGACGATATTATGAAGGGGCTTGAGAATGCCATCCGCAATCTGAACAGCCTTGATACCCGTATGGTACCGCAGGCCAGCGCATGGGCGGTAAACCGTGTGGCGGCAAAGATTATTTCTGTCGCCACACGGCAGGTTGCGCAGAATACCGTTGCCGGGGATAACCAGGTGAAAGGTATTCCCCTGAAAACGGTCAGGGAGCGTGTCAGGCTGCTTAAAGCCAGCCCCTCAGGAAAAATGTATGCCCGCATGCGTGTTAACCGGGGTAACCTGCCCGCCATTAAGCTGGGTACCGCACAGGTCAGACTGGCCCGCTCCCGGCATGGCAGCAACTCACGTCATCGTGGCAGCGTACTGAAAGTGGGGAAATACCTTTTCCGGGATGCGTTTATTCAGCAACTGGCGAATGGTCGCTGGCATGTGATGCGGCGTATTGACGGCAAAAATCGTTACCCCATTGATGTGGTGAAAATCCCGATGTCCGGACCGCTGACACAGGCATTTGAAGATGCCCGCGACCGCATCATTGCTGCGGAAATGCCGAAACAGCTGGGGTATGCACTGAAACAACAACTGAGGTTATGGCTGACCCGATGAACCGACATACACAAATCCGCCAGGTCGTACTGGCACGCCTTCGGGAACAGTGTGGAGACAGCGCCACGTTTTTTGACGGGCTTCCGGCATTTGTTGATGCGCAGGAACTGCCTGCCGTGGCGGTGTGGCTGAGTGATGCTCTGTACACCGGAAAAATGACGGATGAAGATGACTGGCAGGCTGTTCTGCATATTGCTGTCTTCATCCGGGCACAGGCACCGGATTCAGAGCTGGATATGTGGATGGAGAGCACCATTTTCCCGGCCCTGAATGATGTACCAGCACTTTCCGGACTCATCGACACCCTGATCCCACTCGGTTTTAACTATCAACGTGATAATGAGATGGCCACCTGGGCGATGGCGGAAATCACGTACCAGATCACGTACACGAATTAAGGAGGTGGCAATGACCACACCAAATCCACTGGCAAAAACGAAAGGTGCGGGGACGACGTTCTGGATGTATACCGGCAACGGCGACGCATTTGCGAACCCTTTGTCGGACACTGACTGGCTGCGTCTTGCGATGGTGAAGGATCTGCAACCTGGCGAGATGACCGCTGATGCAGAAGATGACACTTATCTCGATGATGAAGATGCAGACTGGAAAACGACAACCCAGGGGCAGAAATCCGTCGGTGATACTTTGGCGACGCTGGCCTGGCGTCCGGGTGACAGCGGGCAGAAAAAACTGGTTCAGTTGTTCGATTCCGGTGAAGTCTGCGCGTTTCGTATCAAATACCCCAACGGTACGGTTGATGTTTTCCGTGGCTGGCTGAGTTCACTGGGTAAAACCATTACCTCAAAAGAGGTGATGACCCGTACTGTAAAAATCAGCGGTGTGGGGCGTCCGTATCTGGCAGAGGAGGGCGCTGAAACCGTGGGCGTTACCGGGCTGACGGTGGCACCGGCATCTGCCAGTGTCAAAGCGGGAGCAACCACCACGCTGACCTTTACAGTAAAACCTGACGGGGCCAGTGACAAAGCGATCAGTGTGCATTCGTCAGATCCTCAGACTGCTTCGGTGACCCTGAGCGGGCTTGTGGCCACGGTGAAAGGCGTGAAGCAGGGCAGTGTCAGCATCGTGGGCATGACCTCTGACGGAGAGTTTGTGGCAGTGGCTGCGGTGACCGTCAGCGCACCATAACAGGACGATACTCATCATTGCCCCGGTTATCCGGGGCTTTTTGCATCCGGAGAACATGATGTTTCTGAAACAGGATACGTTTAATTATGAAAAACAGTCCGTGGTGCTCAGTGAGCTGTCCGGGCTGCAGAGAATTGAATATCTGACGTTTGTTCAGCAGCGAACGGCAAAGTTTGATGCACAGGAGGGAGAACTGCCGGAGGCTGAACGACAGATTGCTTTTCTGCGTATGGGAATGGATATCAATGCCTGGCTGGTTTCCCGCTCACTGTGGAATGCTGAGCAGTCTCAGGATGTTGAGACGCTTTGCGCATCCATTATGACAACATGGTCGTATGATGCGCTGGGCGCGGGGGCGGAGAGGGTTCTGTCGCTGAGCGGTATGGGGACCATTGAGAATGCCGGGGATGATGATCATGAGGCGCTGACGCCGGAAAAGTCCTGACGCGGGAAATGCAGTTTGTCATGCGGCTTGCCCGGGAGTTCCGGCGGGCAGACTGGCGGCGGATGCTGTCGGAAATGTCGGCCACTGAGCTTGGTGAGTGGGGCGATTATTTCCGGATGCAGAGCTTCAGTGATGTGTGGATGGATGCGCAGTTTGCCTCGCTGAAGGCATTGATCGTGAGAATGGTGTCCGGCAGCAGCGATGCTGCGGTGGCTGATTTCAGCCTTTTACCGGAAGAGAACGGGATACCGGAGCGAACGGACGAAGAACTGATGCATCTTGGGGAAGGTATTTCCGGAGGTGTGCGTTATGGACCAGATAGCCAACCTGGTCATTGATTTGGGGATTGATGCGGCAGAGTTTAAAAATGAAATTCCCCGTATCAAAAACCTTCTGAATGGTGCAGCCAGCGATGCAGAACGGTCTTCTGCCCGTATGCAGCGTTTTATGGAGCGTCAGACTCAGGCGGCCCGGCAGACAATGCAGGTGGCTTCTTCGGCTGCAACAGCAGCATCAGCCCATGCGCAGACGGTGGAAAAGAACGCACGGGCTCATGAACGCATGGCCCGTGAGGTGGAACAAACCCGTCTGCGCGTGGATGCCCTGAATCAGAAAATGCTCGAGGAACAGGCGCAGGCCAGGGCACTGGCGGAGGCGCAGGATAAAGCGGCTGCCGCCTTTTATCGCCAGATTGACAGTGTGAAACAGGCCGGTGCGGGGCTTCAGGAATTACAGCGTATTCAGCAGCAGATCCGACAGGCCAGAAACAGTGGCGGGGTTGGTCAGCAGGATTATCTGGCGCTGATTTCGGAGATCACGGCGAAAACCCGTGCCCTGACGCAGGCAGAGGAACAGGCCACCCGGCAGAAAGCGGCGTTTATCCGCCAGCTTAAAGAGCAGGCAACCCGCCAGAATCTGTCGTCTTCTGAGTTGCTTCGCGCCAGGGCGGCTCAGCTGGGGGTAAGCAGTGCTGCAGAAGTGTATATCCGCAAAATGGAGCGGGCAGGAAAAGCCACACATTCGCTGGGGCTGAAAAGTGCGGCAGCCCGGCGGGAGCTGGGGGTGTTAATCAGTCAGATGGCGCGCGGCAATTTTGGTGCGCTGAGGGGATCCGGGATAACGCTGGCTAACCGTGCCGGATGGACAGGCGCACTGATGTCGCCGAAAGGCATGATGACTGGCGGCGTTATTGGCGGACTTGTCGCGGCGGTCCTGGGTCTGGGTAAAGCCTGGCATGACGGCCGGAAGGAGGGCGAGGAATTTAACCGTCAGCTGGCGCTGACGGGACATTATGCCGGTGTCACTGTCGGGCAGTTGTGGAAACTCAGCCGGGCCATATCCGGGAATGGTATCACGCAACATGCGGCAGCCGGTGCGCTGGCACAGGTGGTGGGCAGTGGGGCATTTCATGGAAACGATATTGGTATGGTGGCGAAAGCTGCCGCACAGATGGAGCGATCGGTTGGCCAGTCGGTCAGCGATACCATAAATCAGTTTAAGCGGCTGAAGGATGATCCTGTAAATGCCGCGAAGGCGCTGGACAATGCGCTGCATTTTTTGACTGCCACTCAGCTTGAGCAGATACGCGTCCTTGGGGAGCAGGGGCGGTCCAGTGATGCGGCCCGGATCGCCATGTCTGCGCTGGCAGAGGAAACCGGTAAACGCACATCTGATATTGATAATAATCTCAATGCGCTGGGTAGTACGCTGCAAACCTTGTCTGACTGGTGGAAGCAGTTCTGGGATGCGGCCATGAATATTGGTCGTGAAGACTCGCTGGATGCGCAGATTGATGCGTTACAGGAAAAAATTCAGCGCGCGAAAAAATATCCGTGGACAAACGCCTCCACACAGGTGGAGTACGATCAGCAGCGTCTTAACGATCTTCAGGAGAAAAAACGCCGGAAGGATTTGCAGGATGCAAAAGCGCAGGCAGAACGGAATTACCAGGAGCAACAGAAACGCCGGAATGCTGAAAATGCCGCGCTGAACCGGATGAATGAAACGGAAGCTGCACGACATCAGCGGGAAATTGCGCGTATTAATGCCATGCAGTACGCCGACCAGGCTGTCAGGGATGCGGCGATACAGCGTGAAAATGAACGTTACGAAAAAGCCATTAAGAAAAATACACGGGCAACCCGTAATGATGAGGCCACCCGGTTATTGCTGCAGTACAGTCAGCAGCAGGCACAGGTGGAAGGGCAGATTGCTGCTGCCAGACAGTCAGCAGGCATTGCCACTGAAAGGATGACTGAAGCGCATAAACAGCTTCTGGCCCTGCAGCAGCGCATCAGCGACCTGGACGGGAAAAAGCTGACGGCAGATGAAAAGAGTGTGCTGGCCCGTAAGAATGAGCTGATTCAGGCGCTGACGCTGCTGGATGTGAAACAGCAGGAGCTGCAGAAACAGACAGCGCTTAACGACCTGAGAAAAAAAACGGTTCAGCTGACCAGCCAGCTGGCAGACAAAGAACGTGCACTGCGTGAGCAGCACAATCTGGATATTGCCACTGCAGGTATGGGGGATAAGCAGCGGCAGCGCTACCAGGCACAGTTGCGCATCCGGCAGGAATACCGGCAACAGTTGCAACAGCTTGAGAATGACAGTCGCCAGAAAGGCACTTACGGGACGGAGGACTACCGGAGGGCTGAGGAGGTGCTGAAGGGGAGCCTGAAGCGACAACTGAATGAAAACAAACGCTACTGGCAGGAACTGGAAGTGGCGCAGGGCGACTGGAAAAACGGTGCCATGCGGGCGTTTCAGAATTTTACGGCGGATGCGGATAATGCGGCGGGAACGGCAGAACAGATGTTTACAGTGGCATTCAGCAGTGCCGGTAATGCACTGGCGACATTCTGTACCACCGGTAAGCTGAATTTTAAATCCTTCACCTCTTCCCTGTTGTCAGATATGGCCAGAATTATGGCACAGATGGCCATGATGCAGGCGGTAAAGGGCGTCGGTTCTTTATTCGGCTTCACGACTAATGCTGATGGCGGTGTTTACCAGTCTGCTGATTTGAGTCGCTACAGTGGCACGGTGGTTAACCGTCCGACGTTTTTTGCTTTTGCAAAAGGCGCGGGTGTGATGGGGGAAGCGGGACCTGAAGCCATTCTGCCACTGCGTCGCGGTGCTGATGGTAAGCTGGGGGTTGTGGCGGATACTGGTGGTTCAGGCATGGTGATGTTTGCCCCGCAGTACAACATCGGGATCAATAACGACGGCACGAACGGGCAGATAGGTCCGGCAGCACTGAAGGTGGTTTATGACCTCGGGAAAAAAGCGGCCGCGGACTTTATGCAACAGCAGGCCCGTGATGGTGGCCGGTTAAGTGGAGCATACCGGTAATGGAGACGTTTCGCTGGAAGGTGCGCCCGGATATGAATGTGGTATCAGAGCCAAAAGTGGTGGCAGTGAAGCTGGGTGATGGTTATGAACAGCGTCGCCCGGCGGGACTGAATAATCTGCTGTCGACTTACAGCGTGACGATACGTGTTCGTAAAGGTGAACACCCACCTTTAAAAGCCTTTCTGGAACGGCACGGTGGCGTCCGCGCATTTCAGTGGACGCCACCTTATGACTGGAAACCGATCAGGGTGGTTTGTCGTAAATGGTCGGCAAGCGTGGGGGCGTTATGGGTGACTGTAACGGCCGATTTTGAACAGGTGGTGAACTGATGCAGGATATCCGGCAGGAAACACTGAATGAATGCACCCGTGCGGAGCAGTCGGCCAGCGTGGTGCTCTGGGAAATCGACCTGACAGAGGTCGGTGGAGAACGTTATTTTTTCTGTAATGAGCAGAACGAAAAAGGTGAGCCGGTCACCTGGCAGGGGCGACAGTATCAGCCGTATCCCATTCAGGGGAGTGGTTTTGAACTGAATGGCAAAGGCACCAGTACGCGCCCCACGCTGACGGTTTCTAACCTGTACGGTATGGTCACCGGGATGGCGGAAGATCTGCAGAGTCTGGTCGGCGGAACGGTGGTCCGGCGTAAGGTTTACGCCCGTTTTCTGGATGCGGTGAACTTCGTCAACGGAAACAGTGACGCCGATCCGGAGCAGGAGGTGATCAGCCGCTGGCGCATCGAGCAGTGCAGCGAACTGAGCGCGGTCAGTGCCTCTTTTGTGCTGGCCACACCAACGGAGACGGATGGCGCGGTTTTCCCGGGGCGTATCATGCTGGCGAATACCTGTATGTGGACCTACCGTTCTGATGAGTGTGGTTACACGGGCAGGGCAGTGGCTGACGAGTTCGACAAACCAACGACGGATATCCGGAAGGACAAATGCAGCAAGTGTATGCGCGGGTGTGAGTTGCGCAACAATACCGGTAATTTCGGCGGTTTCCTTTCCATCAATAAACTTTCTCAGTAAATCCATGACACAGACAGAATCAGCGATTCTGGCGCACGCCCGGCGATGTGCGCCAGCGGAGTCGTGTGGCTTCGTGGTGAGAACGCCGGAGGGAGACAGGTATCTTCCCAGCGAGAATATCTCCGGTGAGCCGGAGGAACGGTTCCGGATGGCTCCGGAGGACTGGCTGCGGGCACAAATGCAGGGTGAGATTGTGGCACTGGTCCACAGTCATCCCGGTGGTCTGCCCTGGCTGAGTGAGGCTGACCGGCGGCTGCAGGTGCAGAGTGATTTGCCGTGGTGGCTGGTCTGCCGGGGGGCGATTCACAAGTTCCGCTGTGTGCCGCATCTCACCGGGCGGCGCTTTGAGCACGGGGTGACGGACTGTTACACGCTGTTCCGGGATGCTTATCATCTGGCGGGGATTGAGATGCCGGATTTTCATCGCGGGGATGACTGGTGGCGTCACGGTCAGAATCTCTATCTGGATAATCTGGAGGCCACAGGGCTGTATCAGGTGCCGTTGTCATCAGCACAACCGGGCGATGTGCTGCTGTGCTGTTTTGGTTCATCGGTGCCGAATCATGCCGCCATTTACTGCGGCGACGGTGAGCTGCTGCACCATATTCCTGAACAACTGAGTAAACGAGAGAGGTATACCGACAAATGGCAGCGACGCACACACTCCCTCTGGCGTCACCGGGAATGGCACGCATCTGCCTTTACGGGGATTTGCAACGATTTGGCCGCCGCATCGACCTTCGTGTGAAAACGGGGGCTGAAGCCATCCGCGCACTGGCCACACAGCTCCCGGCGTTTCGTCAGAAACTGAGTGACGGCTGGTATCAGGTGCGCATTGCCGGGCGTGATGCAGGTGAAACCGAATTGTCTGCCCGTCTTAATGAGCCGCTGGCAAATGGTGCAGTGATCCACATAGTACCGCGTCTGGTGGGAGCTAAAAGTGGCGGTGTGTTTCAGGCGGTGCTGGGGGCGGCTGTTATGGCGGTTGCTATATGGATGCCGGGGGTAGGAATTATGGCGAGTAATCTGCTGTTTTCTCTCGGTGCCAGTATGACGCTTGGCGGTGTTGCACAGATGCTGGCACCGAAAGCCAGAACTCCCCGTACACAGACAACGGATAACGGTAAGCAGAACACGTATTTCTCGTCACTGGATAACATGGTTGCCCAGGGCAATGTTCTGCCCGTTCTGTACGGTGAAATGCGCGTGGGGTCACGTGTGGTTTCTCAGGAGATCAGCACGGCAGACGAAGGGGATGGTGGTCAGGTTGTGGTGATTGGTCGCTGATGCAAAATGTTTCATGTGAAACCGCCTGCGGGCGGTTTTGTCGTTTATGGAGCGTGAGGAATGGGTAAAGGCAGCAGTAAGGGGCATACCCCGCGCGAAGCGAAGGACAACCTGAAATCCACGCAGTTGCTGAGTGTGATTGATGCCATCAGCGAAGGGCCGGTTGAAGGTCCGGTGGATGGATTAAAAAGCGTGCTGCTGAACGGTACGCCGGTCCTGGACAGCGAGGGGAAGACAAACTTTTCCGGTGTTACGGTGGTGTTCCGCGCCGGCGAGCAGGAGCAGACACCGCCGGAGGGGTTTGAATCTTCCGGCTCAGAGACTGTGCTGGGTACGGAAGTGAAATACGACACGCCGATCACCCGGACCATCACGTCGGCAAACATTGATCGTCTGCGCCTGACCTTCGGTGTGCAGGCACTGGTGGAAACCACCTCAAAGGGGGACCGGAATCCGTCGGAAGTCCGCCTGCTGGTTCAGATACAGCGTAACGGTGGCTGGGTGACGGAAAAAGACATCACCATTAAGGGCAAAACCACTTCGCAGTATCTGGCCTCGGTGGTGGAGGGTAACCTGCCGCCGCGCCCGTTTAATATCCGGATGCGCAGGATGACACCGGACAGCACCACAGACCAGCTGCAGAACAAAACGCTCTGGTCGTCGTACACCGAAATCATCGATGTGAAACAGTGCTACCCGAACACGGCGCTGGTCGGCGTGCAGGTGGATTCAGAGCAGTTCGGTAACCAGTAGGTGAGTCGCAATTATCATCTTCGCGGGCGCATTCTGCAGGTGCCGTCGAACTATAACCCGCAGACGCGGCAATACAGCGGTATCTGGGACGGAACGCTTAAGCCAGCATACAGCAACAACATGGCCTGGTGTCTGTGGGACATGCTCACTCATCCGCGCTACGGCATGGGGAAACGTCTTGGTGCGGCAGATGTGGACAAATGGGCGCTGTATGTCATCGGCCAGTACTGCGACCAGTCAGTGCCGGACGGATTTGGCGGCACGGAGCCGCGCATCACCTGTAACGCTTACCTGACCACACAGCGTAAGGCGTGGGATGTTCTCAGTGATTTCTGCTCGGCGATGCGCTGTATGCCGGTATGGAACGGGCAGACGCTGACGTTCGTGCAGGACCGACCGTCGGATAAGGTGTGGACCTATAACCGCAGTAATGTGGTGATGCCGGATGATGGCGCGCCGTTCCGTTACAGCTTCAGCGCCCTGAAGGACCGCCATAATGCCGTTGAGGTGAACTGGATTGATCCGGACAACGGTCATGAGACGGCGACAGAGCTTGTGGAGGACACGCAGGCCATTCTCCGTTACGGTCGTAACGTCACGAAGATGGATGCCTTTGGCTGTACCAGCCGGGGACAGGCGCACCGCGCCGGGCTGTGGCTGATTAAAACAGAACTGCTGGAAACGCAGACCGTGGACTTCAGCGTGGGTGCTGAAGGGCTTCGCCATGTACCGGGCGATGTCATTGAAATCTGCGATGATGACTATGCCGGTATCAGCACCGGCGGGCGCGTGCTGGCGGTGAACAGCCAGACCCGGACGCTGACGCTCGACCGTGAAATCACGCTGCCATCCTCCGGTACCACGCTGATAAGCCTGGTTGACGGAAGTGGCAATCCGGTCAGCGTGGAGGTCCAGTCCGTCACCGACGGCGTGAAGGTGAAAGTGAGCCGTATTCCTGACGGCGTTGCCGGATACAGCGTGTGGGGGCTGAAGCTGCCGACGCTGCACCAGCGCCTGTTCCGCTGTGTGAGTATCCGTGAGAACGACGACGGCACGTATGCCATCACCGCCGTGCAGCATGTGCCGGAAAAAGAGGCCATTGTGGATAACGGGGCACACTTTGACAGTGACCGGCGCGGCACGGTGAATGGTGTCACGCCGCCAGCAGTGCAGCACCTGACCGCAGAAGTCATCGCAGGCAGCGGGGAATATCAGGTGCTGGCGCGCTGGGACACGCCGAAGGTGGTGAAGGGGGTGAGCTTCCTGCTTCGCCTGACCGTGGCAGCGGATGACGGCAGTGAGCGGCTGGTCAGCACAGCCCGGACGACGGAAACCACATATCGTTTCACGCAGCTTGCGTTGGGGCGTTATACGCTGACAGTCCGGGCGGTAAATGCCCGGGGGCAGCAGGGCGATCCGGTGTCGGTATCGTTCCGGATTGCGGCACCGGCAGCGCCTGTCACTATTGAACTGATACCGGGGTATTTTCAGATAACGGCGGTCCCGAAACTGGCTGTATATGACCCGACGGTGCAGTTTGAGTTCTGGTTTTCGGAAAAGCGGATTGCGGATATCAGGCAGGTTGAAACCACAGCCCGCTATCTTGGCACGGCGCTGTACTGGATAGCCGCCAGTATCAATATCAAACCGGGCCATGATTATTATTTTTACGTTCGCAGTGTGAACACCGTTGGCAAATCGGCATTTGTGGAGGCCGTCGGTCGGGCGAGCGATGATGCGGAAGGTTATCTGAGTTTTTATAAAGGGTTGATCAATAAAACGCATCTCGGCAAGGAGTTGTGGACGCAGATTGATAACGGTCAGCTTGCGCCGGACCTGACTGAAATCAGGACGTCCATTACGAATGTCAGCAATGAAATCACGCAAACCGTCAATAAAAAACTGGAAAATCAGAGTGCTGCAATCCAGCAGATACAGAAAGTTCAGGTTGATACAAATAATAACCTGAACAGCATGTGGGCTGTGAAGCTGCAACAGATGAAGGACGGACGCCTTTATATTGCGGGTATCGGTGCCGGTATTGAGAATACGCCAGCAGGAATGCAGAGTCAGGTGCTGCTGGCGGCAGACAGGATTGCGATGATTAATCCTGCGAATGGCAACACAAAGCCGATGTTTGTTGGTCAGGGCGATCAGATATTCATGAACGACGTGTTCCTGAAACGCCTGACGGCTCCGACCATTACCAGCGGCGGTAATCCTCCGGCATTTTCCCTGACACCTGGCGGACGGCTGACGGCGAAAAATGCCGATATCAGCGGTAACGTGAACGCGAACTCCGGGACGCTCAACAACGTCACGATTAATAAGAACTGTCGGGTTCTGGGAAAATTGTCCGCGAACCAGATTGAAGGCGATCTCGTTAAAACAGTGGGCAAACCTTTCCCACGGGACTCCCGGGCACCGGAGAGGTGGCCATCAGGGACCATTACCGTCAGGGTTTATGACGATCAGCCGTTTGATCGGCAAATTGTTATTCCCGCGGTGGCGTTTCGCGGTGCTAAACATGAGCGGAAGAATAACAATATTTATTCGTCATGCCGCCTGATAGTGAAGAAAAACGGTGCTGAAATTTATAACCGAACGACCCTGGATAATACGCTGATATATACGGGTGTTATTGATATGCCTGCCGGTCACGGTCACATGACGCTGGAGTTTTCTGTATCGGCATGGCTGGTAAATGGCTGGTATCCCACAGCAAGTATCAGCGATTTGCTGGTTGTTGTGATGAAGAAAGCCACTGCAGGCATCACGATTAGCTGAATTTTATAACCCAGATACGGGCACCAGAAATGGTGCCTTTTTTATTGCAGAAAAGCGAGAGGTAATTATGCGTAAAGTTTGTGCAGCCATTTTGTCCGCAGCCATCTGTCTGGCTGTATCCGGTGCGCCTGCATGGGCGTCTGAACATCAGTCCACGCTGAGCGCCGGGTATCTTCAGCCCCATACTGATATGCCAGGCAGCGATGACCTGAAGGGCATTAACGTGAAATACCGTTATGAGTTTACGGACACGCTGGGGCTGGTGACGTCATTCAGCTATGCCAACGCTGAAGATGAGCAAAAAACGCATTACAGCGATACCCGCTGGCATGAGGATTCCGTGCGTAACCGCTGGTTCAGCGTGATGGCGGGGCCGTCTGTGCGCGTGAATGAATGGTTCAGCGCGTATGCGATGGCGGGCGTGGCTTACAGCCGTGTGTCGACCTTCTCCGGGGATTATCTCCGCGTAACTGACAACAAGGGGAAAACGCACGATGTGCTGACCGGG